CGCACTGTTGACGGCGTTGGTGACCGCCGCGGCCTCAGCCAGCGGGAAAGTCTCACGGTTATTCGAGATGCTTGCACGCACCTCTGCTTCGTCTGTCGTAAGGCCCTCGAAATAATCGCCAGCACCGTTGATCAGTGGCCGGATGTCACCGTTCCCGCTGCCCTCGTAGTACACCAGTGCTGGCACCTGTGAGCCGCCGGTGCTGAAAGACCAGACTGGTGCACGTGCGACAGGGTTTGGCTCAAACTCGTCCACTCCCCGCAGCGGTGCTTCGTATGAGTACGTTAGCGTAGCGTGCCACGGATCTGGATCGTTTTCGGCTACTTGGCCGTTCACGCATAGCAGATAGGTGTATTCAGGATGTGCCGTGCCGTGAAAGATGCCGACAGCCGCCAGCATTTCCTGTGTCGGTGTGTTTGGATCATCAAGCGTCAAAGCAAACTTGCGATCAACCGTAGGCGTCTCACCGAATCGGTGAACAAAGCCACGACCAACTACCTCTCGCAATGAAAGTACGCTCATGCGGCACCTACCAATTCGACGGTGCCGCCGAGTTTGCGGATCTCGCGTGAAATGTTTTGCAACTCGTCGAGTTGCCTGCGAGCCTCTGCTATTGCCGGGTCTTCGCGTCCAGTAGCAAGAGCGAGCACTTGGCCAATGCCGCCGCTGCGGATGTCAGACGCCTCTAGGGCTTTCTGATTCGCACGGCCAAGAGCGTCGAGCCTGTTTCGCTCGATCTCCTCGGCTTTTTCTCCGTACTGCTCGTTCAGATCAGCAATTTTCTTGAGTCGCTGTTCCTCAATCTTCGCCTGTTCTTCTGCAAGCCTTCGTGCCTCTTCCAGTGCACTGGAATCAAAACCACCTCCACCTTGCGCTTCGCCTTGACCCTGACCGCGTGCCGCTTGCGATGCTTCAAAGCGTGCACGCAGATCGTCCACGAGACGACCGGCAGGGCCTTGGCTGTCTGCTCCAAAGTCCTCAAACGTCAAGCCACTGGCGAAGTTCTGAAGAGCGGTCTCTTGTGCTCTCCTGTCAGACTCCACGCTACGCTGCAAGTCCTGAGCAAAGAACTCACCAAACTGTGCAATATCCCCAGCACCGGGAATGTACCTTACGATCTCTGTAAGACCTTTGACCGCTGCGATGATCCATTCATTCAACGAGATTCGCAACGAGTAAAACGCGGCATTCAGTAGTTCGTAAGTCTTATAGAAAAAGTCCATCGCGATCATGAACCCCTTGCCGACTTGGGTCATGACCTCAGTGAACACGCCTAGGTACTGTAAAGCAGTATCAAATGCAAGAGCAATATACTCAGCACCTTCAAACAGTGCCAACGTAATTGAGTCCGCGAGCGCATTACCGCCAGTACCTTCTCCGAGCCCATTGTAACCCTCGACAAACTGCAGGAACTCTTCTGCGATCGCTGTCACCGCAGGAGCAAGATTTGCCACTACCTGACCGATGATGCCTTGAAACGTCTGATACACGAGCCATAGCGCATCGTTCATGTCCTCGATGGCCTTCGTCTGCGGACCACTTAAAACGATGCCAAGCCGATTTGCTCTGGCTTCCACCTCCTCGAGATTGCTTGCAAACAACGGCAGTAGCTCAACGCCAGTGCGTCCGAAGAGATCGGCGGCGGCCGCTGCACGTTCCGCCGCTGACGGCAGCCCACTGATCGCCTTGGCAATGGCGCGAAACTGATCCTCTGGTGCGATACCGGCTAAGTCTTCATAAGACATGCCGAGTCTGGCAAACGCATCCTGCGCGGCCTTGTTGCCTTGTGCTGCATCACCAATCGTGATCGTCAGACGCTGAATCGCACCATCAAGGTTCTGCACACCGGAAAGGCCGGCAGCAACCTGCAGAGACTGCAACGCCTCGACTGCGATGCCAGTTCTCTGCGAAAGTTTCGCAGTAGCGTCAATCGTGGTGCGGATGTTCCCGATATAGCCGCCAATGGCCGAGGCAACAGAACTAAATCCGGATGCCAGTATTTTTGCGATATCGATCGCCACTAGGCTCCGCAGTGCTGACGATGCAGAGGCCGCGCTCTTCTGCACGCTCCGCAGCTGCTCGCTCGTGCGCTGTGCACCCTTAGAGATGCCAGCAGTGTTGGCAGCAAACTTGATGTTCAGCCCGAGCACAGTCGCCATCACTCACCTCGCAGCTGCTGTGTGAGTAACACGATCGCATCGTCGAGCTGCTGCTGGTGCTGCGGCGGATTTTCGAGCGGCACAAAGTCGGACGGCCGCGGCTGCTTGCCTTTGCCAGAGTATGGAGCGAGCATCGCGGACGCCAGCACACCGGTCTGGTGCCACGCATCTGTCAGCGGCATGTAGTAGCGGTGCACTGCCATCCACTCGCTCAGCTCCCTGCTGTCCATTCGTTCGCATAGCTCGCGAACTGTCATGCCTAGTTGTGCGGCCAGACGAAACAAAAACACACGCGCTGGCCGCAGATTTAGTTTTTTGCGAGCTCGTCCACGTCCTCGCTAGTCAATGCGTTGTGTTTCATGGCAGCTTCCCAAACGCAAGTCATGGCGCGTGCCGACTTTTTCGCCAGTGCAGTGACCTCGTCTCGCGTAAAAAGCAGCTCCCCCTTTTCGTCACACAAAACACGCTGCAGAAACTTCGCACGGAAGTTGTCCACACCCTTGCTTTTGTTGATCATCCACTCGTTTTCGTAGCTGTCGCGTTCGCCCACCGTCATCACACGCACGAAAACGGTGCCGCCCCACTGAGGCACGTCTACCTCAAGTAGGCCCATATCGTCCGCGGCCAGGATCTGCTCTTTCGTCAGTGCCATCAAACGTCATCCAGTAGTTTTAGGGTCACTGTGTATCTCGTCACTCCGTTACGCTCCGGCGCGACGGCAACAGACTCCCATGCAGCATAGCTTGTTAGTCCAGCCCCACCGCCGGTAATGACAAGCAATGCACGAGTTCCAAAATTGCTACGTGCTACGTTTTGCGTGCCAAGGCACGTTACAGACACGGTGCCTTGATCTGACGACCATGCAACATCGCGGCCTTGCCGTGCGCCACCAGAACTCCACGACAACTCCTGCACCTCGGTGAACGCGGTGCCGTCCCATGTCACAGTGATGCCAGTGGAGTATGTGGCCACGATCAGCTCACACGAACGGTCGCATTCCCACGTACCACGTCATTCACGGCTAGCGTCAGCGTCGACGAAACAATAGTCGCAACACCGCTGAGGCTGCTGCCACCGGATAGTGCGTAGCTGCCATTGGTTCCGCCGAGCAGCTGCGTCGTGCCGATGTAGTCAAACGAGATTTCCTTACCGGTCTCGCCAGTAGCCGAGCCGACCAGCGGACGTTTCTGCGTCAGCATCGTGCTGCCGGTCGTCTGGCCGAGATGGCTGATGTCGATGCGGTCAGTTTCGCCAGACACGTCGCTGAAGTTGATGGTCAGATTTGTGACGGTGAACGTGGTGCCATCAAACACAAAGCTGGTGCCGCTGCTGTCGTGAGGCGTAGTCGCCATCTGCTATGTCTCCTGCCACATTGTTTCGTATGTCTGCGACACTGCGTATGCGTTTGGAACCTCGGATCCGTCGAGCGAAACGACCTGGTCTTCCTCAGCGTCCAAATGCGTTTGCCGCACCGTTGTATTTTCGAAACTGCCGGTGTAGCCATCCAGAGTGGCACGCACGGCATCAGCGATCTGGCGAGCCTCAAGGTACGTTGCGGCAAAGATCAGATACTCGATCTGCACCGCGGGAACGCCCATCGCACCGACAAACGTGGCCTCGCGTCGGATGGTCACGCGACGCCACGAGATAAACGGCAAATCGTCTACCGCTGGTGCCAGATGCGGATACACACGATGGCCGACGTGCGCCGTGATTGACGCATCACTGACGATCGCGTTGTGCAGCACCATTTCCGGTGTTTTGAGCATCATTGCGCCCTAAATTTCTCGAGCTTTTTGTAGACGCTCTTTAACACGCTCGGCGTCTTTTGCTTGATGCGATTGTTGACATTGCCAATCGTGTTGCGGTACGCCGTCGCGATCGGCTGGACGCCTGGTGTGCCACCAACTGGGCTGATGCCGCGGTTAGCACCGCTGCGAGTTTTTCGCTTCTTGGTGCCGTACTCAATAAGGTGCTGGTGATAGGCGCGGTCGCGGCCTTTTTTGTCTGGCTTCTTTTTGCCGCGACGCTCCTTTACGTAGCCAACAAGAGCGACAGCGTTTCCGCTGGTTTTGTAGCTCTTGACCTTGGAAGCCACAGCAGCTCGCAGATTGCCAGTTTTCCGCGGGATCGCTGAAACGATGCCTTCAAGTGCCTTGGTGGTTGGCTTTACCGCGAAACGCATCGCCACAGCCATTTTCTGGGCGATCAGTCGTTTGTCGCTTGTGATCTTGGCGAGCTCGCGTTGCAGCTCGGCGTATTGCGG